AAGTCTCTAGCTCCTAATATTGCCTCGGCTGCGGGTGGGCCTCTGGCTGGTATGGCTGTTAAAATGGTGGCAGCAAAGTTAAGTTTGCCAGAATCTACTACAGCTAATGAAATCGAAGACCTTATTGAACGAGAGCCAGATAAAGCAGTGCTTGTTAAGCAAGCCGATGAGGATTTTAAGCTCAAAATTAGAGAGATGGAAATAGACCTTGAGTCTTTCAAAACTGAAGTTGAAGACCGTAAAGATGCAAGAGCAGCTTTTGCCACAGACTTAACCCCTAAGCTCTTTTCCGTACTGACACTTCTTCTGTATGGCGCGTTTGTACTTATGGTAACTATGATGCCTCATGATCAAAACGACGAGACAATTATATCGTTGGTTCTAGGGCAGTTAAGCGGGATATTAGGCACAGCAGCGGCATTCTATTACGGCGGTTCAAACGGAAAAAAATAAAATTAGTATTAGTTATTATTGTTGGTGACAAGTCAGTAATAGCATTAACAGAGGTTTATTGATTTGAAGAAGCTTATTCAAATGCTCAAGCGACATGAAGGTGTAAAAAGTTACGCTTACAAATGTTCGCAAAATAAAATTACTGTAGGGGTTGGACGCAATATAGATCAGGAAGGAGGCATAGGTCTTTCTGATGACGAAATAGATTATCTTTTGCAGAATGATATCGAAAGGGTAATTAAAGAGCTTGCGTCTGAATATCCTTGGTTTAATTCTCTTGATGAGGTTAGAAAAGATGCCATGATTGATATTTCTTTTAACCTTGGTCAAACACGATTAAGGCTTTTTAAACGCGCTCTCGCAGAGATGGAGTCAGGGGATTACAAAAAAGCCGCCGCAGAATTTTTAGATTCTAAGTGGGCTACGCAAACTGGCAAACGCGCTTCAGAACTTGCTGACATGATATCTGCTGGCGATTATTCAGATGCATGAGTATCGTTGTGAGATTGTTAAAATTGTAGATGGGGACACAATAGATGTTGCAGTTGATCTTGGTTTCGATACTTGGGTTCGTGGCAGCGGTGGCCGTATTCGTTTGTACGGAGTTGACACGCCAGAGTCTCGCACTAGAGACAAAAAAGAGAAGCAATATGGCCTTGCGGCGAAAAGTTTCGTCGAGCAATTTTTTGAAGGAGCAGAAGAAATAGTTCTCAAGACTTGGGAAAAAGGTAAGTTCGGCAGGTATTTGGGTGATTTTCAAGTAAAGAATAAATGGTTGTGTGCTGAGTTATTAGCAAATCATCATGCTGTTAAATATATAGGCCAAAACAAAAGTCTTATTAAGGCTGCTCACATAAAAAACAGAAAGCTTGTGGAGTTGGACTAAATGTTAGTTAAGTACGAGTTTAAGCCGGGGGTAAATCGTGAAGGTACGCAGTTTACTGCGGGTACTGGATGGTATGATTCTGACAAAATTAGATTCCGAAAAGGTCGTGCTGAGCAAATAGGTGGCTGGCAAAAATATTCTAACAGTACATTTCTTGGCATATGCCGTTCTTTGCATGACTGGGTTGCTGCTGCTTCTACTCAATATTTAGGACTTGGCACTAACCTAAAGTTTTATATTAATCAGGGCACTGCTTATTATGATGTCACGCCAATACGAGAGACTACAGCAGCAGGCGCTGTTACTTTTTCGGCAAGCAATGGCTCTTCTACAATTACTGTGGCAGACGCTAATCATGGCGCTGTGGCTAATGACTTTGTTACTTACAGCGGCGCTGCATCTCTTGGTGGAAATATCACTGCGGCTGTTCTTAATCAAGAATACGAAATTGCAACGATAATAGACAATAACTCTTACACTGTTCTAGCAAAAAATACTGCTGGGGCAGCAGTTACAGCTAATGGCTCTGATACAGGTAACGGTGGTGGTTCGATTGTTGGCAAGTATCAGATTAATACAGGACTAAATACCTATGTCGGCTCTAGCGGTTTTGGAGCTGGAACATGGGGAGCTGGTGGCTGGGGCGGTTCTACCGCAATCACTTCGGGTAATCAGCTAAGGCTTTACTCTCAAGATACTTTTGGTGATGACTTAATATTTAACGTTCGTGGCGGTGGCGTATACTATTGGGATGAGACTAATGGTACGGCTACACGAGGTGTAGCCCTTGTTGATAGACCTGAAGCTGTCGGAGCGCCTCTTCTAGCTCTTCAGACAATGGTATCGGAAACTGATCGTCATACGATATGTTTTGGTTGCAATCCTCTTGGAAGCACTACTCTTGACCCGTTACTAGTAAGGTTTAGCGATCAGGAAAACCCATTCGATTGGACTCCTACTTCAACAAATACTTCGGGTGGCGTTACGCTGACGGCTGGGTCTTTTATTGTTGGTGCGATTAAGACTCGACAAGAAATACTTATATTCACTGACAGCAGCATTCATTCGATGAGGTTCTCTGGCAGTCCGTTTACTTTTCAGTTTGAGGTAGTAAACGAAGGACTGTCAATGATATCTCCGAATGCTGCCACTAATGCTGGCGATATGGTTTTCTTTATGGATCGAGGTGGATTTTATTTCTACAACGGTTCTATACAGCGTCTTACATGCACTGTGTTAGATTACGTATTTAGCAATATAAACAATTCAGAAGAGTACAAGGTTTTTGCTACAACGAGCGTAGATTTCTCTGAAGTCTACTGGTATTACCCAGTAGGGACTGGTAACACAGAATGCACTAACTATGTATCTTACAATTATATGGAAGATTCGTGGGCTATTGGAACTTTGACTAGGGGTGCTTTTATTCCAGCAAACACAAGGGTATATCCTATTGCTTCTTCCGCTTTTACAAGCACTGATAATAATTATTTATATAATCATGAGAACGGTTATGACGATGACGGCTCCGCAATGAACGCCTATGTTGAGTCTGGCGGTGTCGAGATCGGTGATGGCGAGCAACTTATGTTTGTTAATCGCTTAATACCTGATTTTGAGTTTCGAGGTACAACAGCAAGCGCTTCAGTAGATATCACTATGAAGGGGAAAGATTTTCCGCTAAACAATACATCTACTTTAGCTACCACTACGGTAACTGAAAACACTGGTCAGTCTTTTATACGCGCTAGAACAAGAGAGTCTGTGATTAGAGTACAGGGTACTGGAACTGGCTATGGTTGGACTCTAGGGGCTTTGAGATTTGATATTAAGCCTGACGGGAGAAGGTAATGGCTCAGAAAGTTAACCTAGTTGTATTGCCTACCGCAAATCCTAACTATGACTTTCAGAATGAGTTAACTATGCGAAGGGCTATTGAGCGTTCATTTAATGACGTAAGCGATGACTTCAGGACTATTACGACAAAGACTGACAAAGAAGAGTCCCTAGCTCTCAAGCGTTATCAATTCCTTCTTATGGGAGCTTCTGGCAATGGCTGATGCTATTAAGGTACTTGGTCAGGTAGCGCCTAGCGCAACCACCACGACAGTCCTGTATACTGTTCCAAACTTAGCCCAAACCACTGTAAGCTCTTTGGTTATATGTAACAGAAATTCAGGAAATCAGACCTTTAGAATTAGTATTCATGTGGCTGGCGCTGGTGCTGACAACAAACAATTTATTTATTACGATAAAGAAGTTACAGCTAATAACACGATCACTGTTGTTATTGGAATAACACTTAATCAAGCAGACGTAGTTAAAGTATACTCTAGTACCAGTGACATGAGCTTTAACATATTTGGCGTGGAGACTACATAATATGAATATTGCCCCAAAACCACCTCTAGCCCGACAAGGGCAGCAGCTTGCAAGTCAAGGCCGCTATGGGGATAGCCAGCTAGTTCATATGAATCCATACGAGGTGCAGGGATTGGCTGCTATGTCACCGACTGGTCAACTTACAAAAAACCCTGTGACAGGTCAGCCAGAAGCATTTTTGCCATTTCTAGCACCTCTTCTAGGAAAGGCCATAGGAACCAAGTTGCTGGCTGGAAAGCTTGGAGCTGGGCTTGCTGGAGCAATAGGATCGGGTTTGGGTACATTTGCCGAATCTGGCAGTTTAGAAAAGGGTTTGGTTAGCGGTATTACTGGATTTGGTTTAGGCAAAGTATTTAACGCAGGCGCTGAAGCTGTAAATGCAGGAACAGAGGTTGCTCAAGCAACTGCTGCTCAACAAGGATTGCAGGAAGCGACTAAAGCCGCTGGCAATACTCTTAGTCCTGATTTGCTGGAGGCAAGCAAAATACTGCAACAGCCAAACTCTATGGTGAATGCTGCAACCTTGGGCGACACCTTGGGATCGAATGTTTCGACTCCTTTAAGTTATGACGTTGCTAGTGGAGCAACGATTGGAGGAAATGTTGTTAATCCAATATCCTCGCAAGCACAAGATTTTCTTGATGCAAGTCAGGCTGCTGGTACTGCTACATCTGCTTTAGATTCTGCCCGTCAGGGTATTTCTTTTGGTGATCGGTTGTCATCCTTTAGGAATCGGGAAGGTTTGGAGGCAATGGGTCAGGCTGCTTTACGACCTGAAAACTTGCTTACTATTGGCTCAAGTCTTGGTGTAAGAGGCCAGATGGAAGTTCAAGACGATATGCAAAGAAGAGCTGATGAGGCTGCTGATGCTGATAACGCATACGCACAAGGCTTTAAAAATGTATTAACAGATACTTTAGGCATGTCTCGTGGCAGCAACCCTAATCCGTACATGAGTAGGTATATTGGTAATTATGCTAATGGTGGTCTTGTCAGAATGAACGGCGGAGGTGATACGGAATACGGAGGAGATGTTGAAAGCAAGGCCGAAGAGATTATTCGTTCTGTGGGTAACTACGGTTTAGACTCCGATAACAGGTACTTTATTAAGCCGTCTAAAGGCAGCGCAGCAGAAAGACAGTCTTTTCTTAGAGGTTTTGAAAAGCAAGACCCTCCTACAGATTATAGGCATGGTTTTGAGGAAGAGTTTCAGTTTTTTGATTTTATAAAAGACAGACCCATTGAACGTTATCAAGACTTGTTTGGTGCTGGGCCTAGTGATTATTTAGCTGGTTTGCTGGCTGCAAGTCCAGAAAGATTGCAAGAGCTTGGCACTCCTATTGCAGAAGGCACTCGGCCTTTGGCTGAATACACTGATACGAGAGGAACACCGTTTTCGGGTGTAGATAACTTTAGTGATATGGGCGTTACTAAAGCAGACCCTCTTACAGACATACCTGTTGCGTCGCCCGTTACTTCTCCTGTTGTTGATGAGTCAGAAGAGGTTGTCGATTCTGGCAATGTCGTGCCTGAATACATGAAGGCTATACAAGCGCTAGGTCTACCAGTTGACGGAGAGTACGTTCGACCAGAGGGCAGGGCAGTTTACGATGTTTTAGACGAATATGATGCTTTTGGAGCAGAAGAAATTGCTAATGTTGCTGATTACTTTGGTGTTGACGCTGCTGAAGCTCAAGCAAATGTTGATGTGATTGCTCAGAACAGAGCGACTCAGGAACTCCTTGACAGCGCAATAGAAGGCGGTATCGAGCAAGTAGACCCTGATCAGGAAGCCGCTGATCCTTATACGCAGGGCGAAATAGACGCTGTTGTAGGTCTTATTGATTCTGA